CCTTGAGGGGAAGGCTTCCCTGAGAGGGGCAGGAGTTCACATCGTATTTCTCTATCTTGGATTCGGGGATCATGGGAGCAAAGCCATCGCCTTTATCGGTGTCGCCATAATCTTTTTCGTACCCATCGCCCCAGCTCACCTCGACATATGGGACACATTGATCGGGAATCTTAGGAGGGGGCTTTGGTGTGTACAGAAGAGTTGGACACTTCTGAGCAAGATCAGCCTCCGTGAAACAACGCTTAACATTAGGGTCGCCACCAGCAGAAGCGCTAGGAGCAAGACGAAGCTCTGCATCATCGAAATGACTGTACTCATCTTCCTCGAACACATCGCGAATGGTCCCGTTCATTGGGAAGGGACCTCCGGTTGAACGAGCAGTCTCTTCACTAGACATTTTCTATTACAATATATAATATATTTTTAAATTCTATCATTCAAATCCTATGTAGATAACATCGGTCGACTTATTCTCCAAGACATCGTTCACAGCTTTGATAACAGCATCAAAACGCTCAGCGCGAACTCGTTTGGCAGCAATGCTCCAAGGATTCTTGTGTTTCGTGGTGGGATTCACGCGAACCCAGCACACGTCTGTATGTGGATACTCTTTGAGAAGTTCAGCAGTCACCATATGCGTTCGAGACTCGTCACACTCGTAGCTTTCGTGCCCATTTTCGTCGATTTCCAAACATACGATGACTCCATCACCAAACACTATGCCATCCAGACGCGCAAATTTCTTGGAAGTCTCATTGGGGTCGTATCTGACGACAAATTCCCTGCGTTTCACGTCAATCTTTCCTTGGATGTGCCTGAAAAACGCGTTCTCATACTTTTTGAACTTTTCCCGGCGAGACTCATCTGGGTCGCATGAGAGACAATACTGGCATCCTGTTTCAATACGATATCCTACTGGACACTTCTCTCCATTGTATCCAGAGCATCTTCTACTGATTACATCTATCATACCCAGCTTCTTGCACTCAGCGCAACAAATCCTCGTGGTTTCTCCTGGGAAATTGAAACTCGGTTGTTTTCCGCACGGACATTTCTTGCTCATAACATCAATCATCTCTGGTGTCTTACAGTCCTTGCAACACACACCAATAGTTTCTCCAGGCATGTTGAAACTTGGTATCTTCTCACAAGGACATTTCTTGCTCTTAACATCCACCATCTCCGATGTCTTGCAGTCCTTGCAACAAAATCCCACAGTTTCTCCCGGAATATTGAAACTTGGTATCTTTCCACACGCACATGTCTTGTCTATCACATTAATCATCCCAGGAGTCTTGCACTCAATGCAACAAATTCCCATAGATTCTCCTGGGAAATTGAAATATGGTATAGTTCCACACGGACATTTCTTGTTCACCACATCTGTCATCTCAGGAGTCTTACAGTTCTTGCAATACACACCAATTGTTTCTCCTGGAAGATTGAATACTGGTCGTTTTCCACACGCACATCTCTTGTGATTGACATTTACCATCTCTGGTGTCTTGTGCACTTTACACCATCTGGGTTTGAGACCCATTACATTGTATATTGCTTGTTTCTTGCACTCTGGGTGTTTGCAAATTGTCATTTGTATATCATACTTTCAGTTCGTTTATATCTCAAGAGTGTCGATATAAATAATATTACTATTAGTAAATGAAACCGCATCTTGTTATTACCCTGGCAATTATTGCCATCATTGCTCTTATTGCAACATTCTTTATGTTGCGCCGTGAAAAATTTTCAGACTACCCAGGCAACAACGACTTCATGAACATATACTATGAAAGTGTGGCGGAGGATCCCAAGTTCATCAAAAAATTCCCCTACTGGGGAACGGGAGTAAAGGCAGGACTGAGATGTCGCAAGCCCAATAATGTGGGATGCGACACAATTTGGCTCAGCGGGCATTTGGTCGAGATCACTCCCGAGGTGAGGAAAAATCTTGAATGCAAATACGGTTTACCAATCAACAAAATTCTTACCAACATTTCTTGATTTACTTTCTTGGGATGTGTACCCAGTTGCCGGGGCGTACTATGTTCCCACAGAAGAGTCTGCGATATCTGTTTGACCGAAGAAATCTATGGAGAGAACAGTAAGGCACGAGACTGGTATGAAATTTTTCATAAAATTCTTCATACGTCATGCTCTGATGAACCTTAACAGCGGATCTCTGACTAAAACACATGATAATTCTATCAAATATTCTTTTCGCGGAAACTTTCCTATGGGAAATATCCTATATGCCAAAGAATATGAGCACTCAATGCCAGGGACATTAAGAGGTCAGAATTGACCAAGGGGAAACGAAGGCCTCTTGAGCCCGGACATCTTCCCCGATTGTTTGATCCGTAAAGTTTGTCAGAGTCGCGACCATTCGGAGATGGCAATGACCTTTACGCCCTCGCAAATCTTGGTTTTCGACCGCAAAGGGACCCCCAGCCGCCATTCCTTGAATCAGATACGCGGACTTATATTAAGACATCAAGTCGGTGGGTGATACTTTTATGACATTTGAGATGCTTATAAGCTGCGGAGCGTCGATATAGTCTCCTGGATCAAATGACACTTACAATCAATAATTGTACATATATATCGACGTTTTTGAGAACCAATATACGCATTTTCAATGTTCATTACACGCATTTATTTTATATTAATGTTGTTATGAGTTCGGGCTTCAATCCTAGAACAACGATCGAAAACACTATCAACATGTGAGCCGTGACTGCAAACTTTGCAGCTCTTGAGTCTGCCACAATATCTCCAAAACCTGTTGTTGTGTGCGTGGCTGCCGAGACATATATCGCATCCATCCACGAGACATTTTCTTTGGATCCATCTCCGCGTTTGAAATTGTTTGCGAATCCACCTGGGAAAAATTTGTATAATGTGGCAAATAAAAGCAAAATGGCAAAGTGAACTAGGAGGATTGACATTTATAATACATAACATAATAATTTAACGAAAAAAATGTTTATTTTTGGTAGAAAATGAGAATTCTTGCAGAAAAAAAGGGTCTGATTTACAAGATCAGATTTTTAAACGGAAAAGTGTACATCGGGCAGACAAATAGAAACATATTCTCACGCGGTGCAGAACATCTACGACAATCATCAGGTTGTATAAAATTGAAGAATGCGTTCAACAAATACGGGCACGAAGAATGTACGATGGAAATCCTGAAGGACAACATCCCGGTCGAATACCTTGATTTCTTCGAGAACAAATATATCGACCAATATGATTCCATCAACAATGGGTATAATATAAAGTACAACATTGCTCCAAAAATACCATTGGATCAGGATTTGGAACCATATGTACCTGTTACTCCCAAGGTAAACATTTTTGCACAATTTGCCAACAAAGAATACACTCAAAAAAAAAAGAAGATCGAGTGTTTGATTCCAAAAACTCCAAAGAAGAAGATAGATCCACGTCCATGGCTTCGTCTCCCATCAAAGTGAAGTTTGTCGATATTATTTTATATCGACAAAATATCAACTTTACTTATTTGGTTATTACATATGAAAATGTTTGAACACATCGTGAACTACTTCAAAAGGACGTCAACGGTGACGCGTGAAGAGATGGTTTTTTTCATACTGCGTTGATATATCGACAAAATAACATCTTATACCCAGTTAACATCGTTCATTACAAATGAACATCCCCTGGAAAGTCCATCAAAACGCAATGATGGCGGGAGGAATTGCGTGCGGTGTGGATGTCGCACTTCAGTGGATGAAAAGTAAACGGGTTGATTTCAAACGAACCGCACGCATCGTATCTTTTTCTGCATTAAGCACATACCCACAAACACGTTACTTCAATGCCATTGATCGTATTTTTTACAAGAAAACCTTGCTCTCGGTCGTCAACAAGACACTCACCAATCAATTTGTCTTTGCTCCGATAAATTTGTCTTGTGCTATTGCCTGGAACCTTGGTTTTCAACAAAAAACACATCTCATAAGCAATCAAATAAAGACATCAATGGTACC